GACAGTCATTGGATATATGATTCAGTAATCCCTAGAAAAGATTGCACATTTATAAAGTCAACCTATAAAGATAACCCGTTTTTAGAACCTGAAATTATCAATGAGATAGAAAGGCTTGAGCCCACACCGGAAAATATAGCACAAGGCACAGCTGATGCAATCTCTTGGAAAATATATGGCTTAGGTGAAAGGGCCAGTCAAGAGGGTTTAATCTTTGGTGATATTGGATTGGTGGATGACTTCCCAGAAGATTGCAAAAAGATATGGTATGGGCTAGATTTTGGATTTACTAATGACCCGACTACATTAATTAAGATTGGATTAAAAAGCGGTGGCCTTTATTTCAAACAACTTATTTATAAACGAGGTTTAACTAATCTCAAGAATATAATGAAACCCAGTCAGCCTAGCATACAAGCTGAATTTGAACGCTTAGAAATATCTAAACATGCCATTATCAAAGCCGATTCAGCAGAACCAAAGTCAATACAAGATTTAAGAAATATAGGTTATCAATTAAGAGGTGCAAAAAAAGGGCCTGACTCGATTGTTAAAGGGATTGATGTAATCAAGCGTTATCCTTGTTTTATTACTAATGACTCCATTGATTTAATTAAAGAAAGGAATAATTATAAATGGGCTATAGATAAAGATGGCAAGGCTTTAAATAAGCCGGTGGATGCCTTTAATCATGGATGGGATGCGATTAGATATGCCTTAAGCGATGATTTAGATAGGCCTAAAATATCACCATCAATAAGATCTTTATAGGGCTTGATTATATAAATGATTAAGTTATTTTTATATATATCTCTTTTTAGAGGATTTCAAAGCCTATGGATTTAAGAAAAATATTCCGATCAATGCTTGGTTTGAAAGATCGCCACATTAGACAAGCGATATCAGTGCACCAATTAGGTCAACCTATAAGGTCTACATTTAACTATGAAGGTTTTGCAAAAGAGGGATATCAAAATAATGTCATAGCCTTTAGGGCTATAAAAGGGATTGCTGACGCTGCCAAAAATATCAAATGGCTTCTATTCCAAAAAACTCTTGGCGGCGATAAAATTGAGATAGACAATCATCCCTTAATAGACTTATTAAAAAGACCTAATCCAATGCAAGGCCATGCGCCATTTATTGAAAATCTAATATCGTATTATTTTATTTCTGGAAATGCCTTTGTCCACGCAGTAGGGCCTAGCGATACCGCGCCACCTACTGAGTTATTCAGCCCTAGACCTGATAGGATGAAAATAGTACCGGGCCGTTTTGGTTTTCCTTCTTTTTATCAATTCATGGTAGGCAATAACACAATAAAGTTTCCAGTTGATCAAGTTAGTGGGAAATCATCTATATTGCATTTAAAAATGTTTAATCCCTTAGATGATTGGCGAGGGATGAGCCCTATCAGAGCCGCGTCATTTTCTATCGATCAACATAACGAATCAAATGTATGGAATTTAGCTTTGTTGCAGAATAAAGCCACGCCTAGCGGTGTGGTAGCTGTGACTGTAAGTGAGCAGAACCCGAGTGGAAAATTAGATGATAATGAATATAATAAATTAAAAAGACAAATAGCGGACCGCTATGAAGGGGCTGAAAATGCAGGTAGACCATTATTATTAGAAGGTGGACTTGAATGGAAAAGTACAGGATTCTCGCCATCTGACATGGATTGGATAACCGGCAAGAATACATCAGCTAGGGAAGTATCTCTTGCTTTAGGGTATCCACCTATATTATTAAATATCCAAGGCGATACTACATTTTCTAACGTAAAAGAAGCGAGGTTAGCATTATATGAGGAAACCGTTTTACCAACATTGGACTTTATCGTTAATGAGTTCAATCATTGGCTTGTACCTGCTTTTGGCGATAATCTGTTTTTCGATATTGATCGAGATACCATTGATGCACTGGCTGTAAAAAGACAAATAATATTCGATAAAGTCAATACTGCTACATTCCTTACAACAAATGAAAAACGAAGTATGACCGGCTTTGAAGATGACCCTAATGGTGACGTGATATTGGTTCCAGCTGGATTAATACCCTTAGAATTAGCTGTAGGGTCTGATACTGAGTCAGAAGATGAGGACTTAGGCCTTGATGATGAGGATGAAAATACATCCCATGAAGATGAGGATGTAGATAAATCCATTAATAATTTATTTAAAAACATTGAGACCAAACATATCGAAGCTAAAAATGGAGAAGTGAGATTCTTTGATTTTGTTAGGCGATGGGTTGATATTCATACAGCCAATAAAATAACTAATATATATGGATCAACGCAAAAAAAGGTCGTAAAAGCAATTAGGCTTGCAGCTATTGATCAATTAGAAACAGGTGCACCTCTTGAAACATTAGTATCTGATATCCAGAAAAATGTTAGTAAAGTTTATTCAGGATTTACTAAAACAAGATCTCGTTTAATTGCCAGAACTGAAACGAGTATTGCATCCAATGAGGGGTCAAGAGGAGCAGCTAAGGCCTTGAATATACCGAATATGATAAAAGAATGGTTATCGGCTTTAGATGATAGGACGCGAGGCTCTTCATTTAGCGATGCGACAAATCATGTTATAATGAACGGCGTTAAAGTTGAGATAGATGAAAAATTCCTTGTGCCTAGTAAAGACGGCGATGATGAAATGGATGGCCCAGGTGATAATTTAGCGCCTATTGATCAATTAGCTAATTGTCGGTGTGTATTAGTTTATAGCAAGGATACTGAGAAAAATTTTAATCTACCTAATCAAGCTGCTAAAAGACGCTTTTGGTTAGCTCAAGTTAGGAAACGAAGTACATCAGAGAGAAGATTTGCTGCACAACTAAAGGCTGTATTTAGAAAGGAATTGATAGAATTAAAGTCGGCTTTATCAAATATTGCAGATGCAAAATTAGCAGAATTAACAGCTATATCTGTATTTGATGAAACGCGTAAAGATATGGAACGTGTGTTAAAATCAAATTATGAAAATATATTAAAACAGTTTGGACAAGATGTTTTAAAAATTATATAGGGTTTATTCAGTATATGAAAATAGCGTTGATGCTAGTATCGGGTAAAATTCGCTCGTTAATTGAGCAGCGGGCTTGAAACAAGTACTAGATGTCAAGCTGCTGAATAATTTAGGACGATATATGATTTATTTTATAATAGGAATTTTAATGAGCGTTACATTCCATGTGGATACATATATGGATACTAAAAAATATCCTTATTCATGGTCTGACACCATTATAATAACTGCGATAATTACTATTATATGGCCGTATTTTATATATTTAACTATTAAAGATTCTTTTGATAAAAAGAATAGAGGCCAAATATCTATGCGAGGTTTGTTATTTCTTCTCACTATAATTTTAGGTGGCATTATAGGCGGTGGTATAATATTTTATTGGATTGGAAATATAATATTTAAAAATTGGTATTAAAATGGCATTCTTAATAATATATATTTTTTTAGCAGTTATTATATTCATGACGCAAGGGCTTACACAGCCAGATGGTTATTATAATTATAAATTTGCTTTAAAATGGGCTTTGTTTTGGCCAATACTTTTGGTTATAGAATTATTTAAAACTCCCTATAAGCCGAATGAGTGAAAATGAAAAACCTATCGGACTATACAGATATGCATGGTTTCATAGGGCAAAAGCTGCGTGATGGTTCGTTAGAATTCGGTGATGCCGGTCAACGGACGCCGACAGATAGCCTTAACACATTTGTAGATATAGAAGCCTCAAATTTGTCACCACAAAATAACGAGCTTGCGCACAAAAGACATGCAGCTGCGATACAGACAAAAATCACTAGGATACAAAAAACAACAGGAGACTCTAGAGGAAAGGTAATCGTTCAACTTGTAAGGCACTGGGATCATTCTAAATGGTATGGACAACTATGGTGTGGTAGCCGTGATAATACAGAGACTTGGTTTATGCTAATGGGTTTGTATGGTAACATCAATTTAATACTCGGTCTGAAGATCAAACGTCTATTAAACAATCTAACGGCAAGACATGGAAGGCTTTGGAACTATAAGCGCATTGCACCCGGGCCCTTTGATGAGCCCAAGCTGCCGGATTTCATTTTACCTTGGGATCTTGCAATGTATAAAATCAGATGTTTAAGCAAATGTGGGTGGTTTAAGCCTTGGAATTGGTTATTATTGTGCATATATGATTTAGATACTGTGGCTAATTCTCTTATAAGGGTATTTAAATCATATACTGAGCCTGACGAAACCAATAGTGATTTGAATCATATTAACCGATTGGTCTTTAAGCAAATCATTTATAATAACCCTACAGTATGGCTTGCTAAATGGATATATAAGCTATTCAGGCGTAACCCTATACCTATTGGTGGCAAGCGAATGCAGGGCTATGTACCTTTAAACGTATTCAAGCATCAATATAGAAAATGGGATGACCCGCCGATGGACGTGGTCTGTGAGCCAATGATAAGAAAATACATTTAATTTTAATATGCTCTTGATTTTATAAATAACTGTTGCATATTTAAAATATGAGTAAAAAATCGAAAAAGCCGATATTTAAAAATATTCCTTTTGAAATAAAAGAAATAGGACCTGAGGGGATAATTGAGGGCCATGCTGCTGTATTCAATAATATTGATTTCGGCGATGATATTATAGAGCCTGGTGCTTTTAAGAAAACTATAAAGGAATCAGGTGGACACTGGCCTATCCTTAAAGATCATATGCCCTCTATAAAACTCGGTTTTAATAAAGAGGCAAGAGAAGATGATAAGGGTTTATTTGTCATTGAACAATTATCTTTGGATGTACAAGCAGGTAAAGAACAATTTGCATTAACAAAATTAGCTCATGATGTAGGTGCTAGTGATGGTTTGTCTATTGGATTCATGCCCATTAAAGCGGTACCTGATAAAGATCGTCCAGTAGTAAGACGATTAAAAGAAATCAAAATGTTTGAGCATTCGCATGTTACCTTTCCCATGAATCAAGATGCCTTTACTAATGCAGCCAAGAATTGGAATGCTGACAATAATAAAGATTTAGGAATTGATGAACATACAGATTTATTTTTTAACCATATGGAATATTTAGGATACAATTATAGCGAGATTATAGAGGTACTTCATAAGTATGAAGCCGCCAAACAATCAAAAGACCCGAGTGTAATCATTCAGTCTATTGATAAAGCTATAAGAGTTTTGAAGGAAGCATAACGCTTCTAAATCGGCACTCCTAGTGAGCCGCCAAAATTGACAATGACCCGCGTGATTATCACGTTGCACAGTCATATGTAAAGCAGCAAATAAATAAAGGAGAATTACAATGCCAGGATTAGAGCAAGAAATTAAAGAAAAAATTGATACTTTGGGAACTGCTTTTGAAACATTTAAAAAGGCTAATGATGACCGCTTAAAAGAGATTGAGAAAAAAGGAAAAGCGGACCCTCTTTTAGATGGAAAAGTAAATAAGGCGAATGAAGATATCACTAAAATTGATGTTGAATTAAAAGCGTTAAGAACTGTGCTTAATCGTCAAACAGCTCCACCGGTAGTGGATGATAAAATCCTAGAAAAACATCAACAATATAAAGTCAGAAATTCATTTGTATTTAAAGACGGCGTATTTCAAATGGAAGCCGATAAAGAATATAAAAAGGCTTATGTTGAATGGATGCGAACGGGTATTGTTACAAAGCAATTATCTGTTGGAAGTGATCCAGAAGGTGGTTTTTTGGTTCGTCCAGAAGTGGGGGAATTAATTCAAACCGTTTCCTTTGAAAGTTCACCATTTCGTCAATTCTTTGGCCAACAGTCTATAAGCACTGATGCCCTTGAGTTCCCTACGGATGGAAGTGAAGTAGGTATTAATTGGGTAGGCGAAACAGCTGCTAGAAATGAAACAACTTCTCCAGTTTTTGGATTAAGAAGGATATCAGTTCACGAATTAACGGCAAGTCCAAGATCAACACAAAAATTATTGGACGATGCTTCTATTAATGCTGAGCAGTACATGGGCCAAAAAGCCGGTGAAAAGTTTGGTAGAGAAGAGGCCGTACAATTTGCGAATGGTGATGGCGTTGCTAAGCCTAGAGGTTTTCTGACTTATCCTGATGGTACATCAGAAGGTCAAGTAGAGCAGGTAGTTTCAGGCAGTGCAGGTGCTTTTGCATTTGATGGTTTAATGGATTTAGTTGGATCATTAAAAAGTGTGTATCTAGCGAATGCAATGATGTTTACAGCTAGGGCATCAATGGCCGCTATAAGAAAATTAAAAGATGGTCAAGGTCAATATTTATGGGAGCCTGGTTTGCAAATGAAAAAACCTAGTATGGTATTAGGTCATCCTATTGTGGAAGCAAATGATATGGCAGCGATTGCCGGGGATGCCCTTGCATTAGCTTTTGGTGATTTCAAACAAGGCTATAAAATAGTTGACCGAATTGGATTCAGGACATTACGTGATCCATTCACAGCTAAGCCATTTGTAATTTTTGATTTCACAAAACGAGTCGGTGGTGATGTTGTAGTTTACGAAGCCTTAAAAATACAAAAATTATCGGCTTAATTTATTAGTTAATAATTGAGGGCCTAACATGGGTTAGGCTCTTTAAATTAAAATTTAATTGGAGGGTTTTAAGATGTTAAGAGATTTACATAATAATTTAGAAGCGAATGTAGGGCTCAGCCCACAAGATATTACAAGCGATACCACTACGGTAGGAGTAATTATAGATACTCAAGGATTTCATTCTTTAGAATTTATGATTACTTCTGGCACATTAACTGATGGAACTTATACGCCATTGATCGAGGATGGTGAAGATTCCGGATTAAGTGATGCTGCCGCTGTATCAGATGCGAATTTGTTAGGTACAGAAGCCGGTGCAGCTTTTACGGCATCAGAAGATGATACCGCGAAGAAAGTTGGTTATAGAGGGTCTAAAAGATTTGTCAGACTTTCTATTGTATCAGCGAGTACAAGCAGTGGTGGATTGATGGGCGCTGTTGCAATTCAAGGACATGCCGCAAAAGCAGCTGTTACTTAATTGTAATTTTAAAGAAGTCGTTTAATATATTCAAAGGAGTCATTAGGTTAATATTTAATGACTTCTTTTATAGGGGGATGAAATGAAAATATTCGGGATATTACTAATTCTTATTACTGGCTTATATGCCTATTCACAAAATGTAGATATATTTAAAGAACAGGGCGGCTCACGCATGGTGATCGGTTCTGGAGGTTCGCTAGACGTTGCTAGCGGTGGTGAAATTGATGTAGAATCCGGCGCTTCTTTAAAACTAGCTGGAACAGCGATAACATCAACAGCAGCAGAATTAAATCAAACAGATGAATCATCACAATCATCTGATGGCAAATTAGTTAAGAAAATTTTAAGAGCCAGTCTAGATTGTGCTGCATCTAGTTGTGTCGTGGGTACTGTTTCAATGGTTCAAACATTACCAGCTAAGGCTATTATGACCCAAACTTATTTCTTTACCGAGACACAATTCGTTGATGGTGGCGCAGGTACTGTAGCACTTTCTTGTGAAGACGCTGATAATATCTTTGCTGCTGCTGACATTACAGGTATCTCTGCGGGTGTAATTACATCAGGTGTACCGATTGGAACAGCTGGAACAATGGCCGCTGCTATTGCTGCTGATTGTATAATTACGGCAACGATAGCCGTTGCAGAGCAGACTGCTGGTAAGCTGAATCTATGGGTTGAATATGTGATACACGACTAGTCTTGATTGAGGGGTCTGTAATGCAAATTAAAATGTTAAAAGATTTTCATGGCTGTGATGTTAATGATAAAGGAATTAATTTAGGTGTAAATCTATATCTTAAAGATAAGATATATATTGTAGGTGATTCGCTTAAAAAGACATTTTTAGATTTAGGATGTTGTGTGCTTTATGTAGAAAAAGAGAGTAAAAAACTGGGTCCTGCTCCGGAAAATAAAATGATCAAAAAAGATGTCGAAAATAAAACAATTGCTAAACCTATTAAAAAAGTAAAGCGAAGGAAAGTTAAAAGTAAATGAATTTAAAAATATTTACAGAGCCTACTGAAGAGCCAATATCTTTGTATTTTGCTAAATTACATTTAAGAGTAGATTCTAATGCTGAAGATTCTATTATAACCGATCTTATTATCGCTTCCAGAAGATTAGCCGAGAAATTCACAAGCAGAGTTTTTATCACTCAAACATGGGATTTATTTTTAGATGAATTCCCTCAAAATAGAAATAGGCGTGATAGCGAATGGTGGGATGGTGTTAGGGAAGGTCCTATTAATTTTCTAAATCAAACATTAAGATCAATAGGTATATCTAGATCACCTTTGCAAACAGTGACATTTTTAAAAACAATTGATGACAGTAATACAGAATTTACATTTGCAGCGAGTAATTACTTTGTAGATGTCAATAGTGAGCCTGGACGCTTATCGTTGAAAACTGGTGTTGTCTGGCCCACGACTATATTAAGGCCTACGAGTGGAATACAAATAAGATTCGTTGCCGGTTATGGTGTAGCCAACACAGTGCCTAGAGAAATTACACAAGCTATGTTTATTATGATTACCCATTTATATGAGCATAAGGGGGATGAAAGCGAAACGATGCCGAGTAATGCTCTTATGTTATTGGATAAATATAGATTAAAAAGAATTATTTAATAATTTATTATAGGTAATATATGGCGAGTAGGCTTAAAAAAAGACTTATCATAGAACAAAGAACAGAAGTATCTGATGGTGCAGGTGGTTTCACTTTAACATGGTCAACATTTGCTAGGGTTTGGGGCGAAATTAAACCCTTTAGTGCTAAGGAAAGGTTCTTTGCAGGTAAAATAGATAATCCCATTACGCATAAAATAACTATTAGGAAGTTGGAAAATATGGATGATGACATGAGGATTAAATTTGAATCTAGAATATTTAAAATATTAGGATTTATTAATGTAGACGAAAAAGATAGATTCTTTGAAATCTTAGCAGAAGAGGGCTCAGGCAATTGAAATTTAGTACATCAGTCACGGGCAGTGCAAATATAGATAAAGCTTTATTGAAAGTTAGCGAAGCTTATAGAAAAAAAGCTATTCAAAATCTTGGGGAAGCGGCTTTAGTGGTACAGAATGAGGCCATTAAATTAATGCAAAAAAGATCTTCTGGTGAAGAGGTTACAAGATATAAGCCTAAAAGAAGAGTGAAAGTTTCAAAGCCTGGTGATGCACCTAACGTAGATACAGGTGTCGCCATAAGAAGCGTAGGATTTAATGTGGATAAGGAAAGTCTGGCCGCAGAAGTCGGCACAGACCTTTTATATTTAAAGCATTTAGAATTCGGGACTACATTTTTCGATGCTAGGCCTTGGTTGTTTCCAGCTTTAAAAAGATCAACAAAAAGATTAAAAGAGATATTCAAGCAAAAACCTAAAATTAAAAAGAAAGGCACTTGATGGCGAATAGTCCGATATTATTGATTCAACAGACTATATTCACTTTATTGGATGCCGACTCCGGTCTAAACAATCTTATAACTGGTGTATTTGATTTTGTGAAAGAGGACCAATCCTTTCCATATATCACAATTGGTGACGATAATTTTTCGGATTGGAGTACACATACGTTTGACGGCGTAGAGGGTTCGATTAATATACATACATGGACTCGAAGCAATGGCAGAAAACAATGCAAGGAAATCATGGTGGAAATTTACAGAGTTTTACATAATACTACATTGACAATAGTAGGCTTTAAGGTGCCTCTATTAAGATTCGATTTCAGTGAGACATTGCTAGATCCGGATGGTCAGACTTATCATGGTATTCAAAGATTTAAAATATTAACAGGGAGTGTATAAAATGTCGGGAAAAGGCGGAAAAGATTTTTTATTAAAAGTTGAGGACACAGCGGGCTCGGGTACTTATACCACATTAGGTGGTTTAAGAAGTAAGGGATTTACTCGAAGCGCAGAAGCTATAGACGCCACAGAGCATGGATCAAATCAGGCAAAAGAATTATTAAATAATGCCGGTATTAAATCTATGTCTATTTCTGGGTCTGGTATTTATCAAAACGCTGTTACATTGACTAGAGTTGAGGACGCTTTTGAAACACAGACTTTAACGAGTTTTAGAATAGTTGATGATGATGCAGGTAGGATTTACACCGCCTTATGGAAAATTGTATCTATAGAGCGTGGTGGCGAATACAATGCAGAACAGACATATTCTATATCCCTTGAATCTTCTGGTGTTGTGACTATTAGTTAGTTGTTTTTTAATATTTTAATGGAGGTTTAACATGGCAGAGACGGTCTTAGCTATACAAACAGTTTCAGAAGCAGAAATCACGCCTACGGCGACTTCTGTGGATACGGTGAATGGTAATAGTGTTGCCAATCCGAATGGTGATGTAATGTTATTAATACAGAATACAGCTGCTAATGGTGACGGTGTGGTGACTATAACTGCACAAGATACCGAGGTAGGTGTGCCTGGTTTTGGGCCTTTAACCAAGGCGGATCAAGTTGTAACTGTAGCCAATAATGCTGATGCATTAGTCGGGCCATTTCCTAAAGGTGCTTGGAATGATGGAAGCGGCAATCTAATTATGGCCACAACTGGTGCCGGTAATGGTGATGTAGTTATATCGCCATTTAGATTTGCACCAGAGAATCAGTAAAGGTACTTATGGCGAATAAACTATTAGGTGAAGTCGAGATAGAACTTTGCGGAGAAAAATATATTTTAAAGCCAGAATTTGAAGGCCTTGTCGAAATGGAAGATAGATCCGGAAGTTCTATTGCAGTTCTAATAAATAAAATGATTGCGGGGAGTCTTGGTATACGTGATATCACAGCAATCATATATGGAGGTATGGTAGGATTTAAAACAAAACAGAGATTAAATCTTACCTTTTTAGAAGTTGGAAATATGGTTATTGCTGAAGGTATGACGAAACTACTTACTGCTTGTGGAAAATTACTTGCTGCCGGTTATTCTGGTAAACCTATTGATGATGGCGATACTGAGATAATTGACAAAAAAAAAGACATAAAGGGACGGTAAGCATTGAGAGTGATAAGCCAACACCTTGGGATGTATATCTAAAGCATTGGACTTGTACTTTTAAATTTAGCCCACAATCATTTTGGAGAGCCACACCATATGAGTTTTGGATTATATATGCGGGTTATTTTGGCGGTCCTGAAACGAGTCAGACTCAAGATGATTTAGATAGGATGATGAGGAAATATCCAGATGGGAAAGACAGTACTTGAAGAGTTAGTAGTTAGATTAGAGGTTGAAAATAAATCTCTAGTTACTCAATTAAAAAAATCACAAAAAATCACAGCGGCGGCGGCTAAAAAAATGGCTAAATCCGTTGATGATTTTGCTAAAAAATCAAATAAATCAATGTTTAGTTTTAAGAGAGTATTTGAAACGGCCATAGGGTTTGTCGGTGGCCAAGCTGTTACGGCAGCATTCGGAAGCGCTAAGCGAGCGGCATCAGCTTTGTTTAGAATTTTGGTGACTGATGGTATAGCAGCAGCACAAGTTCAAGAGGATGCAATCAATCAATTAAATACAGCATTAGCATTATCTGGTAAGTTTACCAAAGAAGCATCCCAAGACTTTCAGAACTTCTCTTCAGAACTGCAAAAGAATTCTAAATTCGGCGATGAGGTTATTTTATCGACTGGTGCATTGATCCAATCTTTAGGTCAGCTTGATCAACAAGGATTAAAAAAAGCTACACAAGCCGCAGTTGATTTATCAGCGGCATTAGGTATTGATTTAAAAGCCGCTGCATTGTTAGTTGGTAAAGCGGCAACAGGTGAAATCAGTTCATTTTCTCGTTATGGTCTTATAATTAAAAAAGGTGCAGATGAAAGTGAAACATTTGCAAATGCATTAGATTCAATTAATGCAAAGTTCGGTGGCGCAGCAGCCGCACAAGTTAAAACATTTTCAGGTGGCGTCACTCAATTGGGTAATAGTTTTGGTGATACAACAGAAGAGATAGGTTTCACCATTACACAAAACCTAGCAGTAATAAGCGTCATAAAAGAATTAAATAAAATAGTTAATGAAGCTACTAGTTCTATATCAGGTCAAAACGGTACGCTTAAGGAATTAATTGCAGAAGGTTTAATTAGCACAATCAAAGCAACAAATATATTAGTCATTTCTTTAGATGCAATTGCTAGAGCTGGAGAAAGTGCCTTTGCCATATTAACGGCACAAATTAAAGTTGTTTCTGGATCACTCGCGGCATTGCCTTTAATAATGCAAGGCAAATTTAAAGAAGCATTATCTATAATAAGTCAAGCGAGTAAAGAAGCTGCCGATGATATTATCAAACCTTTAACTGAAGACACTGGGCTGGGTAAAGTTAGTGAGTTATTATTTCAGTTAGAAAATGCGGCTAAAAAAGGTTTTAAAGCAATGAAAGACGGTGCCGAGTCTACAATAGATCCTATTAATACTGTTAAAAGTTCTTTAGTAGAATTAACAGAAGCACAGAAAAAACAAGCCGAGGATGGTCAAGAATTAGCAGAACAATTAATTGAACAACAAGAGGAAAATGACGAAATAAGGTTAGCACTATTACAAGAACGTATGGATGGTGAACTGGAAATATTACAAGAGGCAAGAAACCAACAAAAGATAACAGAAGAGGAGCATCTGTTAGCTGTTAAAACCTTAAATGCAAATTTCAGAAAAGAAGAGACTAAACAAGAAGATAAACAACAAAAAGCCGATGAACAGAGAAATAAGCGTAGAGCACAAAACTTTAGATCAACATTAGGAGTTATTTCAACATTATCGAGAAGTGGAAACAAAGAATTATTCGAGATTGGTAAGGCCGCTGCAATCGCACAAGCCATTATTGATGGTAATGCAGCTGTGCAAAAAGCATTGGCCGCAGCGCCGCCACCGTTTAACTTTGCATTGGCTGGATTAGTCGGTGTCGCAACAGCTGTACAGGTAAGTAATATAAGCGCACAAGGCTTGCGTAGTGGTATAGACGCCGTTCCAGGCATTGGTTTTGCTGATAGCTTTCCCGCTGTATTAGCGCCGGGTGAAAGGGTAGTACCTCAAGAGACTAATAAAGATTTAAGCGGGTTTTTAAAAGATCAAGATGGTAGCAGATCGACTGACACGCGCTCATTTAATATAGAGATATCATTGAATGAGAATATTATGGATTTTATAGAAGCAAAACTTATTGAACGTGATAGTTTACAAACATCATTTAGGGCTAGCTAATGGGCATATTATTTTGGAGAAAAAATAGAATAGATTTAGATCAAGAAAACGTGACTATTACTATCACAGACGCCGTTGCCACAAGTAATGGTCAAGATTTCGTTAACTTTTTAAGAAATAGAGATAATGATTCTGGCTGGAGTACTACCGATTCTACCGATGCAGCGGGTACAATTATTGATATAGATATGATCGATACTCAAGACTTAACCGATGTTATTTTAGTGGAACATAATTTAAAAAGCTTTACGATTAAATACCATGATGGTGTTTCCTTTGTTGACTTTTCAACTCCAATTAATGAAACAACTAATACACTCACTACAAATAGATTCACCTTTGATCTTGTTTCCACGTCACAAATACAAATAGTTATTAATGGTACATTTGTCGTGGATGATGATAAATTTATAAAACAAATTATACTTACAGAGCTATTAGGAGAATTAACTAAAAAGCCTATGATAAAGTCACCTAGATTTATAAAGAATAGAAAGAGTACATCGGCTATATCAGGCAAGAAAAAAATAACTAAAAGCATTGGCGGTTTTGAATGCAATTTAGAATTAAATAATGTCGTTGATGATCCAGATTTGACAGTTATTGAGGGCTTATTTAATGCTCAGATTCCTTTCCTTGTTGCCTTACATGGATTTGATACTTCACAATTTAGAAATATACGCGAGGGGTATAGACTAAAAGATATATTCCTAATGGATTTAGCAAATGATTATGAGCCTGAATGGGAGGATGGGTTTTTTCAGCATGGAATACCTATCAAAATGAAATTACAAGAAAGTATTTAATGGCTAGATATAGAGTATTTATTAAAACATTTGAATTCGGCGATGTTTATGCGTCTGATTTTACAGAAATAAGCCCAGACGTTTTAAAGCTTGGCTCTATTACGCAGCAATTAGACAACAACGAATATGATATTGGTATATTCAAAAATAGTACTATGAACATTACCTTAAGGAATGATCATGGAAAATATTCTAATGTAGGAGAAATCAATACAATATTTAAATTTAAGAGAGTTGATTCTATTCTTAAGATAACATGGGATTTTAGAGATACGCCTTTAATCGCTGGATTCTTTACAGGCAATGAAGTTGTAGGTGGTGAGGTGACATTGTTTGAGGGCTTATTAAATGATGTTTCATTGAGTAGTAAAATAGACGAACAGGATATACAATTTAAGGTATTAGGGTTTGAATCGAAATTTGACGCAACAGATGTACCTTTTACCAGTATATCAAATGGTGATTTGTTATCTGTAGTTATATTTAAAATGTTAAATCAAACTGAGATTACAACTCTAGTCACTGTTGACCAATCTAATATTGTAGTCGGACAAGATGAAACTATAGACGATAAATCAAGCCTAGAGAATAAGACAGTAAAAGAAGCGTTAAAGGAATTATTATTAGGCTCTAATGCTGTTTTATTTATTAGGGATAATACAATATTTGTAAGTGCAAGGACAGAGAGTGCAGAATTAAAGTTTACATTCTTTGGTCAAGCTGCTGATGATGGAATTGAAAACACTATTGATATACAAAAATTTAGGGATGGATTAAATCGAGTTAGAAACTTTTGGACATGGGCTGATACTACTTTGGTTAGTCAAGATCCAACATCAATAGATGATAATGGATTGCATAAAAAAGAAATCGATATAAAAATAATTACTAATACAGCAAAAAGGCAAAACTTTTTAGATACCAATAAAGATGAATTTAGAAACCCAAAGACTGAATTAGAATTAATGACAGATATTAATTATGACACATTAGAGTTATTTTTATTAGATAAAGTATCAATTGATTACCCTACATCGTTTTCTTCTGCTGATAGTAATGTAGTACCTCGATGGGGCGCTGTTATATGGAATAGTTTTAAATACGCAATAGGTCAATATGCTTTGACCATTGATTCTCAAGATAGATTTAAGATACTGAGTAGGAAAATAGATACTAAAAAACAGATGATTATATTCGGATTAAGGAAAGTAGGTTAAATGTACAAAAATATTATAAACATATCTTTAGCTATAGGCGTTATATTCGGATGTTTTTTCCTATTTGCTGGAACCAATAATTTGACCACTATTACAGACGGCAGTGTAGCCGATGCAGGGGATTTAAATCAATTTAAAACGGCACTGAATAATGATTTAGTCCCTAGAAACTCGTCAGGTGTGCCCACAGATGTTGCAGGTGGTCTTGGTACAACTACATTTAGATGGACTGATTCCTATTTTGAAAAAGCTTTTATTGGTACAGTTGGATCTCTAATTAATTTAGAGGATATTGCGGGTGATTTAGTATTTCGGATAGACGGTACTGCGGCGGTAACAGTTAAATCAACAGGTTTAGAGGGAACTGACATAATCCCTAATAGCCTTACTTCGGGTGAAATGACAGTTGGTTTAATTGCTAATTTACAATCTGAAATATTTACTTCTAGTGGTACTTTTAACGTACCTGCTAACGTGACAGATGTTTTTTTATTAGGTTGTGGCGGCGGCGGCGGTGGCGGCGGTGGCTCTCCTAACGGCGCTGGTGCTGGTGGACAAGGCAGCGTCCCCACATTTGCGACAACAGTTGTCACTCCTAGTACAGGTATTACAGTTACGCTCGGCGGCGCTGGCGGTGGTGGTACATTTAATTCCGGCGCCAATGGAACGGCGGGATCTGCTGGTGGCAATGCTACCTTTGGGTCATTAGTTACTTTCACTGGTGGTAGAGGTGGCGATGCGGCTACCGTGAGTACTGGTGGTGCAGGTAAGAGTGATGTTTTTTTTGCAAGAAATCCAGAAACAGGTGGCGGCACTGGTGCAACAGAAGGCGGCAATGGAGCTGATGGTAATCCATCTCTTTATAAAGCCGGTGGCACTCAAGGTGGAGCTGATGCAGCGGGCGGCGGTGGATCGAGCATTGGTCAAGGTGGTACGGGAGGCAGCCCCGGAAATCCTGGTAGTATTGGAGGCACAGGCGGTATTTGTGCCGGTGGTGGCGGCGGTGGATTAAATAATGGTGGTGGTGCTGACGGCGGTAGTGGTGGTGCTGGTGGCAATGGTCAAATAATTGTTTTTTGGTGGAACGGTTAATGTCATTTTTAACGATACCAATCAGAACTAATTCACAGACTTTTATCGTCTCATGGGTTAATTTATTAAGAACTGCCGGAATAGCAGTTGAAACGAATGCCTCAATATTTTCTAAATTTACATTCACTCATACACAATTACAAGCGGCATCACTCACTAATGATATAGAAATATTTTCTTTAGCAACACAAGAAATGATTACGGCTGTAGTAATGAAACATTCTGTTGCCTTTGTTGGAACTGGTATAACGGCATATGATGTCTCTGTAGGGATTGCAAGTGATACAGATAAGATATCAGGGCCATTTGATGTTATTCAATCAATTGGTGACACTATATTTTTGGCTACAAGCTTAAATAATATAGAATCTTTTGGCGGTGCTACCAGTATTAGACTTGCAGCTGTAGCTGTTGGCGCTAATTTAGATCAATCAACGGCTGGGTCTGTTGATATATGGATTCAAAAGACTACATTACCTTAAGGGGATTTAATGAAAAAAAATATCACAATAATGATGTTATTATTTTGTACAATATTTATTTTAGGCAGTAGTCAATTTATCGTAGATTTTTTGAGGCTTAACCCAACTACAATACCTAGCTCTGGAACAAAGGGTGATATTAGATATAATACATCTACTGATTTACTTAATTTCTTTAATGGTTCGGTTTGGGGTCCAATAGGTTCCAGTGCTACCGCAACAGATCAAGTAGGGGATTTAATTAATTTAGGATTATCTACTAGCGACTCAGCTGGTGCCCTAACTATTAACTTAAAACAATTAGATGGATCAACTGACCCGACTGGTGGTTCTGAGGTAAAAATACCTTTTAGAAGCACTACTTTGGCAACACCTACAGTATCTATTATTGAATATGATTCGGCTACTTCTTTGGTTATCCCATCGGGCGCAACGCTTGGCTATGTTGATGGTGACGATGCTATTATTTATATATATGGTTTATTTGATGGCACGAATAAAGAAATTACAGTAGCCAGTACTCAGATGGATCAAACACAACTACATAGCACTTTAGCAATTGGAACTGGGTCTGATGCTGCGGCGACTTTATATTCCACTAATGCTAGAACAGGCGCCGCGATAAGATTAATCGGAAAAGCAAAAGTCAATGCAATAACCACAGCCGGTACTTGGACTGCAATTGATGAGGGAATATTAAATCAATCACAAATCCTGGCCGATATACATCAAGTTAGATTACATACAACAAATGGTTATGGTTCTAGTAACACACGAATCCGTAGATATACAACAGTAATTGAGGACATTGGTGGATGTATTGACTTCGTCGATTCGGCAACATTAGGCGCGACTTTTACGGTGAAATGTAACGGTATATATGCCCTTTCGTTGACTGATTTATTTAATGCATCCGAGATAACTGGATTGTCATTAAATAGTAGCCAGTTAACTACAGATATAACTCTTATAACTGTTGCCGATAGATTAATACTAGCATTCACAACTGGAGTTGATCAGTCCGCAGCAGCTAGTTGGACCGGGGCCTTAGTTGTTTCCGATGTGATAAGAGTACATACTAGAGCAACTCCAGATAGCACAGTACCAGTTAGGGGCGCCTTTACGATGACACTAATTATTCATACGAGTGATTAATGGGTGGTGAACAGGGAAACGGATAATGGATTTTAATTTTTTTATAGAATGGGCATTTTATGGTATCATTTCATTGTCTGCAATTATGGGTATTAAAATATTAACGCAGCTTAGAGATTCTATAGATAAATTAAATATTAAGGTGGCTAGAATATTAGAAAAAACATCATGGCACGAAAAAGAATTAGACAATCAAAATAAAAGGATTAATAAATTAGAAGAGAGAATTAATAGAATGTAAGGGGGAATAAATGGGACGTTATTACAGAACTGTACAAGAGATTAAAAGGAAAAATCCAGATTATAAATATGTAATTGAGATAAGAAGTTCGGCGGGTTTATTAGGTGGATTTGATGTCACTGTACAAGGCTTTGCAACGAACAATCCTAATGTAGATGATAATGCTAATTTCTTATCGGAGTGGTTTTGGTCTAGGCCTCGGCGTGATAAGTTAATGGAGTTAGTAGACCGCTTACATGTGTCTGTTAGAAGTTCTATGGATGAGCGCGACTGGGATAAAATCCAAGATGAACAATTAAAAAAGCATTTAAATAGATTAAAAGATGATATGGATAGACATTTCCGAGTTGATTTAGAGAGAAAATTAAAAGAAGCTGCTGATATATATAAAGCAGAGAAGGATAGAAAAGCAGCAATGAGGCCTTAATATTTGATAAGAGTTTAGGAGAGTAATAAAATGAGCGTGATTACCAAATTTCTGTTTGATAATCCTTCTAATTTTACATTAGTAAAAACGCAAGTCTCTGGTGGAGTCGGTAGTCTTGCTTTGCAAGATTTAACTGCACAGACATTTAATCAAAGTTTTGATAGTTCTACAGGCTTTACATTTGATGCGGCAAAGACTGAATTCGTTTCCAATTTAATGAGACAAAAGAATCAACGTCCTGCATCGGCTACAGCTGGTGCAAATTATTTAACCAATTTAAATCTGAATTGGGGTGACGGTACATTGGCTTTAAAATCAAGTGCAGGTTCCCCAGTTGTTACTAGTGGAAAACTTGATTTAACTGGAACAAATCAAAGCGTGACATATACTGCAACGTCCAAAATTAATCCAAGAAAGGGTTCTATTAAGCTTAAATATACTCATAAATTTTCGGGTAATCCTAGTGTCAATCAGGATTTATTTGAATACGCCAATACAATAGGCGCGACACAAAATAAAATGGTTTTAACTCATGACACTACAAGCGCATGGCGAGTGACTGCAAATGACTCCGCTGGTGGATCTATCTGGGTAAATGTAGGTTTTGGAACTACGGTTTTAACATTAGACCAAGAAATTATTATAGAATGGCGATGGGATTTTACACCTGGATCTGAAAGACAAGAGTTATTTATAGATGGAGTACAACAGGGCGGTACAGAAAACAAAGTACGTACATTATCTGATGATTTAACTTCAGTCACGGAAGTAAGATTAGGCGGTGCGACCGGGGCAAAATTTCTTGTAGATGATTTATATTTTACAACATCAGATGCTCAAGATTCTGCATATGTTGTGCCTAATAAAGATTTTATAACAGATACAATTGATATACCAGATTTTTTATGGACAACTGTAGGGACTATTCAAAGTCTACAATCTTTGTCTGTAATAGAATTAGATGCGCCGAGATATACAATTGAAGGTAAATATTTTGATGGTGCTGATTGGGTTACATCTGACGGCAGTCAAGCCCAGTCGAATTTATTATCAATTGTAAATACAAATATAAGTACATTATCTGTAAGCGGACAAACTACTATTTCAATTCAAGTAGTTATGCCAGAAAGTAATGTATTAGCGAGTGTTGATAGTTTAGTCCTTACATATACAGGTCAAGAATTCCCAAGCGAAGGTACATTATTAACAATTTCAAGTTTTGTCGCTAAAGATTTATTAGGTTCTGGATTTCTCGAAGAGGTGACAACTCCCGCGAATACAGCAATTAAGTATGCAATTGATGTTAATGGTCAAAATATGTATTTCGATGGTGCGGCATGGGTTAACTCCGATGGAACATTTTTACAGGCGAATACTGAATTAGAAATGCAAACTAATTTAGATACTTTACTTAGTATAAGTTCAACTATTAAAATATTAATAATCTTAGAAACTACTGATTCACAAGTGTCACCAGATATTGCGTCCTTAACTGTTCAATTTGATTTTGGTGCATTAGACCCAGGTGTACCTTTGAAGTGTCAAGTTTTTGGATATATCAAAGATATTGAAGGCCTACCAATCTCTGGAGCTATAGTATCATTTGAGCCCGATAGGGAAACCAAAGAATATAGAGAAGCTGCAAGTTTTATCATTGCAAAAACAATTTCTAAGACAACAGATACCAATGGATTTTTCTCGATTAATTTAATACGCTCAAGTGAATTTGAAACTGACGTATCTAATCCAATGAAATATATTGTTACAATAGACCTTCCTAATGAAGATATAGATTTTCTAGAAATAGGTAGGGATGCTATTAAAATTACAGTACCGGATCTTGTGGAAGTGAATATAACAGATCAATTAACTGCAAAATAAATAAGGGGGAATGATGGCTGGAAAATACGGTGTGGATAATATAATAAAGGTTTTCAATCTATTGTTAGAAATGGGAAACGTAGGTGATTTCATAGGCGCTCATCCAGAATTAGGCGCGGCAAGATGGTCTAAAATAACAGATCTATTCGATGAAGCTATGCTGATGACTACATTTAGTTTTTCAGAAATGAAAAAAGAATTTGCTGAATTAGATCCAGAAGACCGGCAAAAAGTGATGACGGCATTAAAAAAGAAATTTGATTTAGAAAATGATGCTTTGGAATTGAAGATAGAAGATGGCTTAGATTTAGCTGTTCAATTATATGAATTAATAAATAAGATTATATCTTTTTCTAAGTCATCGGTTGAATTACCAGTTCCAGAACCTAAGGCCGCTCCAAAGGTATGATACAACGTCTAATAATTAGATTATTAGCGCTTAAATTTATTTCTGTTGTGGGCTTAAGCTTGTGGCCCACAGTGAGGGTCTATTTTATTAAGCATAAAAGTATATCTCTACTATTATTTATTTTGATTTTTTGCCTTTTCACAATGGTTATATTAAACGGTTGTTCTTTAGTCGATCAAAAATTAGACCCTAATATAATATATCGACGAGATATTGAAATTAAAATTAATAAAATAAAATATACTGGTGTGGCTGTACCTGCTAAAGCTGATAAATATAAGATTAAAATAAAGGCAAGAGGTAAAATAGACATGCTAACTATTCGCTCTTGCCATAGGGAACGGGTTTTTGAAGAGCCATCAAGTGGATGGTTTTCAAGCGACTACACTTTCGAATATCTTTATGAGCCCATCCCAGGCATTGAAGATGGTAGGGGATGCCTTTTAGATATCGGTGCTTATGAAAAGAAAAAAGGTAGGCATTCATGGGCTACCATAGATTTTGAAACCGATACCGAGAATATACCGGCGATTGTTCGGTGCGACGGCAAGCAATGGGATACGGACCCGGGTAGCGTGAGTATTTGCCAGGCAAGAGCGGGCACTATTCAACAGATTGATTTTGATCACAGAGTTAAAGCTTCACCTGATAATACAAGGTGTGATGTTTTAAAGACAGTAGATGAAATACATTATCAATACATTATGCCTCTTGGGGAATGCACCTATTATTTCGGTGATAAATATATGAATTATCACAGGCATACAACCTTTGGCTATGATGGTTTATTGATACGAGGTGGTGAATAATGTGGGCTAGTATAGTCGGTTTTTTTATGCAAATAGCTGCAAAAGTATTAGAGAGTTATTTTAAAAAACGTGCACTTGATGAACAGAGTATCAAGGACTATATGGCTTTTAATGAAATCATGCACCGGAAGGGTTTGGTCAGTGTACAATTAAGGTTAAATGCTACAGGACAAATCGAGCGCATTGATAATTTATGGAAACAAGAATCAAAAGAAAATGAAAAAAATAGACCTAAATACTAATATTCAAGGCTCTGTTAATTTCTATTGGAAGGAAGCGTTATGGATTCCAAAGTGGGGAATACATGTCTATCCTACAGATGATCAAATCAAAAATATAATTCAATTAGCCTATCCATTACAATTGATACGAGGGTTTTTAGGTCGTGCAATAATTACAATTTCTTGGTTAAGGCCTGACGTTTACAATGAACAATTAAAAACCATCTGGGGATATAATACGGCTTCTGAATCAGCCCACAAGACTGGTGAAGCCTTAGATTTTTATGTCAAGGGCTATGAAGGCCCTGGTGGATGTGACCTTGTCAGAAGGCGCCTAGAGCCTGAATTGGACTATTTTGATATAAGATTAGAGCGAAATCCGGGGTCAAATTGGGTACATATTGATATAAAACAGCCAGGCAAAACCGGGCGATATTTCATCCCTTAAATATTTTTGTAATATTTGCACCGATAAAGCACTACAAATGCTTGAATAATGCGTTACATTATGAGACACTATTTAAATGAACGAATATACAAATAGAAATATAATTGACAAATGGGTTGCGGAGAATGGGCCTAATGGTCTAGCAAAATTATCGGCATACTGCGGCGTTTCAACTAGACTTTTAGCTGTGATAAGAAGTGGATCTTTAAAATACCCTAAAAGATATTCAACAAGGAAAAAAATATGTGACTTTTTAAATGTAAAGCATGTGGACTTATTTCCAGGTGTTTTAGAACCATATTAATAAATATTGAAAATATAATTAAACTAAAATATATAACTTAATAACTCATAAGGATTAAAATGAAATCAGATAGCCTTCAAGTATTAGTGGCTGATGCTAATACTATAGTCGAATTATTGATCGAATCCAATGGTGAAATAACACCAGAAATAGAAACCACATTAACAGAATTAGAAAAAAATCTAACTAATAAAGTAGATGCTTATTTTGTTGTTATAGAACGTCTACAATTTGAAACAAAATATTTTAAAGCTAAAGCCAGTGTATTTAATAATGCCGCAAAAACCCTTTCAAATACAGAAGAAAGACTCAAAGAAAATATTAAACGCGCATTGCGAGCTATGGATAAAACAGAAATAGTAGGTAATGATTATAAATTTAAAATAAGCAAAACTAAACCTAGACTCATTATAGATCCTCAAATATTAGCTGATAAATTCAAAAAACAGACTATTGTTATCGAACCCGATAAGGATAAAATAAGAGCCTTATTAGACGCAGGTATTTTAATTAAGGGTGCTCACTATGAAGAGTCATTTGCTTTAAGAAAAACAATTAACAAAGGGAAATGATATGGACAATCAAGATGCGCGTCCCTTAATATATAGTAAGATATCAAAAGCAATGATTGAAATCGGTGCCATTGGGAAGCATGGGTTTAATAAACATGATAAATATAAATTCCGTTCAATTGACGATGTGATTAATGGACTACATAAACCATTGATTGATAATGGTATTTTCATAATACCAGAAGTATTAGAATCAGATATAGAGAAAACAAAATCAGCTGCGGGGAACGACCTATTTATATCTAGACAAAAAGTTAAATATAAAATCTTTGCAGAAGATGGGTCATTTGTAGAAGCGATAGTTATTGGAGAAGGGATTGATCGAGGTGATAAAGCGGCTAACAAGGCTTTAACTGCTGCATTTAAATATATGGCTATTCAAGTATTTTGTATTCCTATTAAGGATTTAGACGATGCTGATAAAGATAGTCCTGAAATTGAACATAAGAAAACAACACAACAAAGTATCACACCACAATCTAATATACCACCGCAACAGAATGATAATGAAGAGGATATAGAGATAGCAATAGGCAAGACAATTGCACCATATCAAGCAAAAAAGTTTAAGGGTAAACAAATCAAAGATATTCCATTATCAGACCTTAAGAGTTATGTAAATTACTTTGCGAATCAAAATCTTAACGCAGGATTAAAAGAATTTGTAGATGCAGCGAATATATGGATAGAAATGAAAAACAATCCAATGCCAAAAGTTTAGGAGAAATGCAACATGATATTCACAAAGAAGCGTAATCCACAGAAAAAAGATGGAACCCCTAAATATTCATATCAATGTGATTTTTGTTGTAGCTGGGTTAGAATAGGCGATGTAGTGTATAAAAGATTAAACAAAAAATATTGCAGCGTGAAATGTTCTAATTATGGATGAATCAATCAATTATTTTATATTGGGAATACCTATTATAATCATTGCTATAGTTCAATTGTTACAAGTTAAAGAAAATAATCTACAAAGAAAAATACATTTGAGTCACCTCAAACAAATTGAATTTATATTTGATGAATTAATATCAAATAGAAAATTACATAATAGACATATAGAACTTAGTATGGAGAACACAAAATATATGTTAGATTTGATTAAAATATTGAAAAAAAATTAGCATTTGATTTCGGGGGGAATCAATTGGATTTAACTAAAATAGAGCAAATGATTGTAAATTATATAGGACTAGGAAAATCTGATAGATATATATGTAAAGAACTTTCATTAACTATTCATCAAGTAAAAAGAAGAGTTGCCTCTATTCTAAAAAAATATAATATTAAAAGACGTACTCAATTAATGTTAATACTTCATTGTCAGAATACAATTAAGAATAGACGCACTATACGACAACAAAAAATCTGCCAACATATCTCTAATATTAATTTAGAATACAATGCATTGTTAAGATTATTAAAAGAGAATGAGGGGATTTAATTTGAAATGGTTTAAGCATTATTGCAACGCAAGTGAATCTGAAAAACTCAATCAATTAATGGACAAATATGGGCTTGAGGGACTAGCCAGATATTGGTTATTAGTCGAATTATTGGCTGAAAAATGGGACGGAAATGAGCCAAAATTTAATCTACATCTAAGAACATTAACCAGAAGATTGAGGTACTATCGGCTAACTTCCGCCGAACAATGGCTGAACAATGGGCACCAGTGGGGGCTCTATAATTTTCATTGTGTAGACAATGCATGTACAATCTATTTTCCTAAACTATTGGAAATACGAGACAATCACATTAAGAACTTGCAAGTTAAAAGCAAGAAAGTTTCCACTAGAGAAGAGAAAGAGAAGAGTAAAGAAAAGAGTATAAATACAAAGGAGTCAAAATACGATTATGCACATGCGTTAAAATTATTTAAGGATTCTGTGATATCGACTGAAGGTCAAAAAGCAAAATCTCGATTCAATGCTCAAATCAAAACGCAAAAAGCATTTGAATTATTGTGTAAAGCTATAGAAAATTATGCGATACATTTAAAAAATAATTCCTGGAAAACGCCTAAACAATCTTTTGAGACTTTTTTAGGAACTTGGCGAAGTGGATTTTATTGGCGTGAGTTTATTGATGAAAATGCAGGTAAGACAAAATTTAAAAATGAAGATAATTATTCTAAATTTTTAAGAGGTGTGTAATGCAGAAAAACGAATACGCTGTAATAATGCAAAAATATTTTAGACCTAACACCTACAATCTAGGTGAATTGGAAATGATTTATAGTTATGTGAACGAGTTATCATTAACAGAATTTGAATTTATAATTATATCTATTGTGGAATCTGAAACACCTGTAAGAGTAATTGGATTCAAGGCAAGAGCGCAAAGTTATTTAAAACAAAGCACTTCCAGTCAAAAGTATGAGCCTGTATCAATGTGCTCTAAATGTTTAGATACTGGAGTTGTCTTTGTAAAAGCGGAGCACTCTCAAGTTGAATCACTTGCTATGCAATGCAATTGTAATTGTAGGGATGATTGGGGTCTGCCAATGTACACGTCAAAATATACAATAGTTAATCATCCATATTTAAAAATTAAAAATAAGGGGTCTTGGGATCTTTGGTGCAAAACATATGCTCGCCATATGCATAAATCAAAAGAGATCTGGAATACAGAAATAAAATAAGCAAAACAGGGGGAGTAATGTATTTAGATAAATGCACAACGTGTGAAGTTAAAGTGCAGCATTGGTCAGGGCAATGTAGAAGCTGTAGAACAAAAGCAAAATGTTTCAAGTGTGGTAGAAAATTCAATATGAGAGTTAAATCTGAAAATGTTTGTTCGCAATGTGTTTCTTTAGATAGAAATCAAAACAAAGCGATAGCCGGTTGTTTATGAAAAAAGATAATGAATATTTATTAGAATTAACAATCCCAGGTTTACCGCTAATGATGAATGAATTATTGCGTGGAAACTGGACACGCAAGCATGGACACGCGCGACAATGGAAACTATTAATAACGCGGTATGTATATAATCAGAGGCCCGTAGAGCCGCTTCAAAGTGCGATGCTTACATTGACCCGGCACTCATCCAAAGAACCTGACTACGATGGGCTGGTGTCCTCATTCAAGCATGTGGTGGACGGTTTGGTGGTAGCTAAAATCATAATTGACGATACGCAAAGCGTTATAGGAATTCCAAAATACAAATGGGAAAAATGCTCCCCTAGAAAGGGGCACATTAAAATCATAGTAACTAACGGATAGGAGAAAACATGGGTCAATGCAATTCTGGAAGATTAAAAAGCGAAAGAGAAAAACTGAAGCAAATAAAAAAAGAAAATATAAAAGAATTTTATATCGCTGTATGGAAAGATTCTAAAGATCCTAAGCTTGAAATACATTTCATTAATTTCAACGGAATTTATGAAAAAAGATGGGATTATATTAAATGCGAAGTTAAGAAATGAAAACAAATAAATTAAAAAGGAAACATATGAAAGAGTATGTATTGATGAGTAAAAAGACTGGTGCGATTGCACTTGGCAGAAAGCTTCATTTATATGATAACCCTGGTGAACGGCTTATGAATAATAATAAATCATTAGGTAAAATTGTTTGGTTACCTAAAGATCCTGATTTTTGGGCCATAGCTAATACAGAGAGCGGACCTTTTACTTTGCTGCCATTTTCATTTGTTAACGCTAGAGTAGAAGTGATAGCTATAATTTGACAAGGGATAAATATGGAAAAACTTTTAGCAAAACTAGGTATGTGGCTACATAAACACAATGCCTTTGTAAATGTTTCTACTAATCCAAAAAGGATTGTTATGGATTGCCAGGCGTGTGATAGCTATTGGAGTTATGACCGCTAGGTTTTGACATTAGTCACTTAAGGAGTAGTTGAGTTGAATTTTTTACGTACATTATTTAAAGATTTATTCCCAATAATATGGATTATTATTATGTGTGGTCTCGTGACGTTTACCATTGGGGCAATAATGGGCGGGTGTGTTTTAGGATTTAAGTTGGTTACTGGGTTTTGATAAATTACGAGGATAGACATTAAAAGATGAATTTAATACAACAAATAAAATCTTGGTCTTGTTGCAATTTATATGATGTTGGAAAACCTTGTACCTGCAAAAAAGATGTAGATAAATTAATTATTTTTCTACAAGAACATTATAAATATATAAATTTTTGTTATTCATCAAATATGGGATTAGAATTAGATTGCATTACTAACTTCGAGCGTAAATTAAAAGAAATTTCGGGTCTTTGACATAACTAGGTATAGATATAACTACAATATTGTGTAGATATACCTATAGCGGCAAATTGCAGGAATAGATATGAAAAAGCGAGGGATAATAATTAGGGTTTTGTTTTGGCATGTAACTTATGACCCCTATAACAACTGGAGACTTCAGCCTTGGAAGTGGGGGATAACTAAACATTGGAGTATGATATTAATGCCTATATCTTATTCATGGTTAGTCGGATTCGACTAGTTGACACATAAACCGGAGTTTTTGAAAGGATTACATTATGCTGATGAATACAAGGTGGAGCTCCTGGTGGTTTTTAAGAGGTGGAAATATTCATCCATGCTGGAAGCGCCGCCGATATACTCAAATAAGAAATTATGCAATGGCCCTTCCGAAGGAAGCATGGGATGAGCAACAAAAAGTTATTGATAGAATGGTGTTAGTTTTAAAACGTGTTGAGAAACATCATCAAGGTGATCATTCAAAAATTGGTGAATTAATACGTGTAACCATTAAGAGTGCTGAATCTTGACAATTTCCGTATTTAGCGAAGTGAGTTTGAAAGGAATATATGAGCGAATTAAGACCTATAGTTGATATCAAAGAATGGGCAAAGCGATATGATATTGATTTAGAGAAAGTTGAATGTCCTACTTGTGGTGACAAATTTGAGTTTGATGTGCCTATCGCTATTCCGGGCTATAGGGGCGTAACAATGTCAGATCATGGATGTGGCCTGACTATGCCTGCTAGGTTCGTACCTATAAGTAAAGAGAAAATTGATTTTTGGGAATTGTTGAGGCCCGAATTTTGACATAAGGAGAACGGTGATGAGTGAATTAATTTCAGCATTAATATTATTGTGTGGCCCGCAAGGACTTAATGGAACGACTATTGATCTTTCTAAATGTCATAAAGTTTATAATTGTCGGTCATCAAAACGCCCAATGTTAACAAATTTTTCAGATAGGAATGATTATAAGTACGAACAAATACTTATTATTTGTAATAAAGATAGAACGACGACTAAGTTTTGACAAAGGACGCATATGAGGAAAGATTTATATAGTTACATTGAGACTGACAGTCATTGGTATTTTGATCAAGTAGACTGTGAAGTAATCAAATGGATACCGCTATGGATAGCTAAAATTATTATAAGAATTAAATATCATTCTTATTTTTGACATTAATCGCTTTTAAAGCAGAGGTTTTGTAATAATGACAAAAGAAGAAGTCCTAATAAAAATAGGGGTTGATAGTAACTTGGCTGGAAAAATAGCTGCATATCTAGAGGATATGGATAAAGACCTTCAAGCACAATTTTGGTTAAAGTTTATAGATGAACTTGAAAAAACGAAGTCGATAAAAGGGCTTATTCGATAATTTGACATTTCTCGTAGAGGTAGATGATGAACGGTAAGAAAGGCATAAAAGAAATATTTGATAAGCATGAGAAATCTGGCTTCACTGATTATGATTGGCTTAAAAGATCGGTGCTTGAATACATGGATGATCTTGTGTTGTTCGTAATAAAAGTTCAAGAGGTCAAGTTAGAAAAGCTCATAGCCAAAAAGAATCTAACTCAACTAAAAGAAATGCATAAGATGTGTAAGTTTAAATCGGGTCTTTGACAGGAGTATATAGGTGAAGTGGATTTGTAAAATTTTTGGCCATAAAATAGTAATTGATTCTTCATATCCGCCACGAGAAATTGGTGAGTATTATTTTTTTCATAAGAAATGCAAGCGGTGTGGTCTGAAGTATTCAAGGCAGATGCCCGTTTATTGACAATTTTAGTATTTAAGGAGTTTGAATTGAACTTATTACATAGGAGAAAACATGAGCAGAAGCGGCTATACAGATGATTGTGAGTTTTTAGAACTTTATAGGGGTACTGTTGAGAGGTCTATTGCTGGCAAAAGAGGTCAGATATTTCTTGCAGGCCTTGCAGAAGCTTTAGATGGAATGAGTGAGAAGAAATTAATTAGTGATGAGCTGGTTAATAAAAAAGGAGAAGTTTGTGCTATAGGTTCTTTTTGTAAAGCTAAGGGTATAGATATGGATTCAATAGACTATGAGGACCCTGAAATGGTAGGTAGGGCAGTTGGTATTTCTCAATCAATGGCTGCGGAAATTGAATATGAAAATGATGATCAGTACTCAAGCGAAACTCCTGAACAGCGTTGGGTAAGAATGAGAAAATGGGTTGATGATAATTTGAAAAGTTCCAAGTCTTGACATAAGGAGAGTGTATGGAAATACCAAGAAAGTATATCAACGAAACATGTAGAATAGGCCAGTTAGATAAATGTTGTCGTTATTTAACTTGTGGCTCTGAGGGGTTTAGTTGTGAAAAACATTCAGAGTTTAAGAATATTTTAGATTAAAGAGCAAGTGAAAAAACAATGACTGCTAGAGCAGACAATTGTATAGGATGGTCTGTTCTGCAAACCATAAAAATTGAAGAAAAGGATTTAGTTGGCGGGCCTACAAAAGGTACTGCTCGTTGACATTTATGGGCGTAGCCTGACGGGAGAGGGAGGAAATGCCGTCTCGTGCTTCGAGAATACAACCTCTCAGGCTAAGCCCACTTTTTGACATAAGGAGTAAAAATGCAAGATTTTGAGAAGGAATTACAATCATTAATTAATAAGCATTGTATAGAAAATGAATGGGACATGCCAGATTTTATAATGGCTAGATTAATAACTAATTTTATTAATGCGGTTGGAAAGCCAATGAAGCAGAATTTAGATTGGCATGGAGTTGATGGCGTTTGTCATCCTAAAGGCCCTATTCCAATTGAAGGTTATGATATCTAGATTTCGGTGTAGGGGTTATGACGTACCCTGTACCCAGTGGGACCAATACCCCAGACCTAAAACCATATGACAGCCTGGAAAGACAGGCGCTATATTTTGACAATAAACACTAAACAATGGAGAAATTACATGATTGAAATGGGTGATACAGGGAAAGATAAAGTTACGGGATTTAAGGGAGTGATGACTTCTAGGCAAATACATTTAACTGGCTGTGATAATGTTTATTTACAGCCGCCAATTAACAAAGATGGGACACTACCAAAAGGTGAATGGTTTGATGAGACAATGGTAACTGTTGCTAAAAAGGCACCCAAAAGTATGTTTGAAGAAAAAGAAGAAATTAAAAAAGTAGGTGGGCCATCATTAATACCTCCAAGAACAGTTGATAGAAAAGGCTATTGGATTTAACTGCCAGTCTTTGGCACAGTAACCGGAATTTTTGAAAGGAATACATGGAATTTAATGCTGAAGATTTAATAAAAAAAGCTTTAGAGGGCCGAGTTTTAAATAGTGTTGAACATGGATTTTCATCAAACCTTGAAGATGCTGTGGAGAATGGTGAACGATATTTGCCTTTACCAGCAAAGATACAGAAGGTATGGTTCGGGTCCGATTGCGATAGAGACGCCGTTATATATTTAGAATTTGAAGGTCGTGAAGATTATTACGATGAGCCGGATGAAGGTTTCTATATATACATTGACGAATCTATTACTATAATTTGACAATTCAGGCATACCGATTGCAGTAGTTTATGTAAAAACTATAGGAGAACAAGTGGATACAAAGTCATGTAAAATCTTAAAACTTATTGACGATATAGATCGCCGAAACAATAAAGTGATATCTTTTTGTGCTAATGGAAATGTGTGCGCTATTGAGGTTATATCGACACAAGACCCAGATACATTTGATAGGGAAGCTGAGAACGAAGCCGATGCAGACACTTATACAATAGAGGAGTCGGTAGAGTGTAGCCATGACAATTTACGGCGCTTCTGTAAAGAAGTTCTACAGGAGTTAGATAGTTTAGAAACTTCTAATCTTTGACATTTATGGGGGGTGGACGCTTAAATGCATCCGGCGAAAGTTGTGCGGGAAAGTCCCGCTGGCCCTCCACCTTTTGACAGGAGAAGCAATGCAAAAATGTATGGTTTATTGGTGTGAATGGTGTAGAAAATATTTCAATAATGATAGTGGTCATCCATTGCTTTGTACTGAATGTAGTAAGAGATCGACTCGTTGACAATTTTAGTACTTAACGAAAGGGTTTTGAATGAATTACAAATGCCCACAGTGCAACGGATGGGCTTTTCAAGATGGCACAGAAGATGCAGATTGGAACATATGTGAATGTGCAAAAACATTTTGTACAGATTGCGGAGTTGAAACAAAACCAGGCGAGGGATCGGCGCGATGTAAAAAATGTTGGGATTCTCGTTTTGGTGACGACTAATTGATAAATGGAGATATTGACGAATGATAAATGAAAATAGTTCAAATGCTTATTTAGTTTTCGTGCCTTATGATGAACTTAAAAGATTAGAAAAGAACGAAGAAATTCTGAAACAATTAAATGAAAATATTAAAAAGCTAAGAGAAAATCTTGAAACAACAGACCACAGGCAATGCTTAGAAGAGTTTTTAGGTACTTTGTCTAGAGTGACTTCTTACTTTTGACATTTATGGGGGGTCGGAGGATTGAAGCACGTGACTCATCCAGTGATGGCCAAGTGGATTATCGCACTAGGGAACGTGTACTAGTTATGGGCATGGGGTAAGAGGCCATGCAAAGCTTGGATTTGTGTAAATTACACGAGCCCCCCACTTTTTGACATAAGTAAATGGAAATAGAATAGATTTTTGAAAGGATTACATTATGAGTATGTCTTATTCAGATTGTGTTTGTACTGAATTTGAACCAAAGGATGAAAATAAATACGATACAGAATTGCATGACCATTTGAAAAACGAATTAGATAAACAATTTAAAGACAGAAATGCTTTAATTGATTTAATCTGGCAATGGGGACAAGATCGTTTTGAAGCTTATGAGAAACCCGCAGCCCTTATAAACAAAGCAATAGAACAAAAAATTGGTAATAGAAATTGGTATCGTAATACGATATAGAAACAGGAGCAGACCTTGGCGGGCGCTGCTAGCTGAAATGCCCGCCGCATTTTGACATAAGGAGAGGTAGCAGAATGAAGATTGTAATTGTTATAGCATTGTTTTTGGCCGGTTGTGACCGTTGTGTTGACGGCAGTTTGTATTATCGCAACGGAGATGTTTTTGTTAAAAGTGACAAAAAATGCTTAACTCTAAAAGAAATGACCGAGAAACTGGAAACTTCTAAGTTTTGACATAAGGAGAGCCTATGGAATTTTGGGATTTTATGCACAACCACTTTATTTTAGCTTTCTTTATTATTTGTAGTACTTATTATTTAATTAGGTGTTTCGTGGTTAGAATTTTAAGAAGCATAAATATAGCAACAAGGGGATGGCCACCTGAGCATTTAGATGCTGATGGAGATTTTAAGCCTGAAAAAGAAACATAGATTGTAAATTCTACCTATTTACATTCCACTTTTTTCTGGGTATTAGAGGTTATGAGAAGGCCACATTCAATATCTAAATTAAAATATCTTACCCCGATAGAGGTCGTTGAACTCGAAGAGCGCATACTGAATTCTAAACGTAAGGAATTCCGCAACGCAGTTATGATTGAGTTATTAATGAAAACAGGAATGAGGTCAAGTGAAATGTTACTACTCCGACCTATGGATTTATATGACGATACCCAAAGTATTCAGATAGCTACAGTCAAAGGCGGCAAGGATAGAGAGATACCTATTAAGCCTGAACTCTTTAAGAAGATTCAATCCTTAGCTACTGGCGAGAGAGCTAAACCTATATGGAACCTAGGTCATAGAAGGCTGCTTGAGATATGGTATCAATTCAGGCCAGTGCCTAAGAAATTACACAGCCTGAGACATACCTATGCATTTAATTTATATAAGAGAACTAAGGATTTATTACTTTGTAAGCGTGCTCTTGGTCACCGTAGTATTAATTCAACTATGGTTTATCAAGAGGAGTATTATCAACAAGAAGATTTAAATAGGTTATTGAGTGTAAATGACTGATCTGAACTGAGGTAAATTATGAAAATTGAACGAAAAGAATTTGAAGATTCTAAGGGTTACTTGAAGTTAACTCCTCTTGAGAAGTTAGAATTTGCAATTTTTACAGGTAGAGATTACGCAAAATCTGGGTCTCGTTGGGATACTGCATTTGAGGAAAAAGTTATCGCGGCTGTGGAATATATTGAGGGTAAGCACAAGATTGAAAACCAAGGACTTCGCAAGGCTCTTGAGTATTATGATCAAGTCCATAGATTAAACTGGGCCATTGACTTTGATGATTTGCCCAAAATAGCTAAGGCAGCTCTTGACAAATCCCGATTAACACAGGACGTAATTACATGAAGAAAAAATTTGATAACGTAAATCACCCAAAGCATTATAAGTCTCATCCTAGTGGTATTGAATGTATTCAGGTCACCGAACACATGGGGTTTTGTCTTGGCAATGCAGTAAAATATATATGGCGCGCTGATGAAAAAGGTAAGGCAATTGAAGATTTACAAAAAGCTAAATGGTATGTGGAACGCGAAATCGAGAAGCGGAGCGCAGACAAATCTCGCATAGTGCAGGACGCAATTACATGATGAAATGGCTACTTAAAATAATTAATGATTATCTTCTTTACGAAAAAGCATGGCTTGAATTTGTAACTCTTACAAATAGGCGTCGAAAACTATCGAAGACTGATTTAATGAAAATAGCAAATGCATATGCAAAGTTAGGGTATACTTTAGATTTTTTAGATGAGCCCGAGATTGACAGAAATGGCATAAATATTGAATAGGATATAAGCATGAAACATGAGTGCATTGAAAAAATAGGCGGTCCATCCTGGGGAGAAAATAAATGTCCCGATTGTGGCAAAGTTGACCGCCGATATTATTTAGGCTCATGGGACTGGGAACCTCGTGTATGTTTAGAATGCCTAAAGAAGTCAACAAAACGACTAGAACGAGCCCTTAACAAAACCAGAAGTAAATCGGAGTAATTTTATATGGAATATGAAGCAGATGGAATGAAATATAAATTCAAACCAGTTAATTTCCCTAAAAAACCTTGGTGGAAATTTTGTTTTTGTAAACAGACCTCGGATTCTAACATAAATCAAAGTATTCATTATGCAGACATTAGACACTACCAATGTGTGAAGTGTGGCCATTGGTGGGTTAGATGATGTTAACAAATCCAGAGGTGTTTTGGAATGAATTTTAGTCAGGCAGAAAAATACAGAGCTAAACATCCTTTGGGTTTCAAGCATTCTCAAGGCGACGATTTTGGTTGGTTTGAAATCCCTTCAGTATTTATGAGGCATTTGAAACTCTATGTTATGGTGGCGCCAAGTGATTCTAAGTGGCAACACATCTCAATTTCGACTGGCTTAAAACGATGCCCGACATGGGAAGAAATGTGTCAAATAAAAGACTTGTTTTTTGATGAGGAACAAGTCGTGGTGCAATTCCATCCTAGAAAATCCGAGTATGTAAATAATGCAAAAAACTGTTTACATCTTTGGGCGCTTAATGATTGGGCTGGGTTCCCCACACCCCCAAAATGGACAGTGGGAGTTTGACAGGAATAACATAAAATGAATCAAAAAGAACGCAATGAAATTATAGATTTTGCTATTTCTAATCATTGGGTAGGTTTATCTGAAGCCAGTATATTATCTGAAAAAGATTTAATCATTATTAAAGATTCAATAGGTTTCGCTAGATGGAAAATAAATAAAGATATGAATAAACTAAATGTGGATTGTAAAAAAGAAGGATTGAAAATATTAAATAAAATAATGTTTTGGAAAACTTAATGATATTTATCTATATTATCAGGCCCGTCAATTATTAAACTTGCGACATTGGCACCGCAATCCTCTAAGAAATCTACTAAAGTCTGTAAGTACTCCTTGCTTGTAGGCCTTTTAGGAAAATAAATATACAAAGAAACTTTTAGTCCGATTTTCATATATTTATCAGCATGTAATTCAAATCTAACTTCGTCTTTATTTTGCACAAAACACCTCCTATTAAGAGTTGTCTTATTTCAATGCTATATTGGCCAATTTATTTCACAACAAAAACTAGACCATAAAAATATATGGACACATGGATAATTGTTTATATGGTTTAATCTATATATATGAAAAAAAAGAAAGATGAATCAATGCAGCTTGACCTTTTTAGTTATATAAAGAAAATTCATCCCAATTTTTCGAGGCAAGATAAAGATGGATTATGTCTGGATTGTGGAAAAGAGAAAATTAAGTTAACATATAATGATATGCTGCATCGATATAGCGGTGACAGATTATGTAAATTGTGCCAGATGAGTTTTAAGAGACGCTATTTGTCATAATATTGATGTATATATACTATGGTAATAAAGGGGTAGTTTATGTCTAGAAAGGCAGGGGATGGACGCGGTCGCATGGGAGGGCGCTCTAAGGGTACGCCAAACAAGAATTCAGTCAACACTAAAATAATGGCTGAGAAACTTAAAATAGACCCTTTTAAAATATTACTTTATTTCGCAAATGGTGATTGGAAAAAACTTGGATATAAAGACGAGTATGAAGAGAAAGTAACCGTAACAGGCTTAAAAGTAGAGTGCCGCGTTATAACACCAGAGTTAAGGGAAAGGGCCGCAGAAAACGCATGTCAGTATTTACATCCTAAAAGAAAACCAATTGATTCCAAAGGTGATGATTCAGATATTCCAATTGCGGTTTATTTTAAAGAAAAATAAAACTATATGGATATTGAAGTATCTAAAATATTCACTAAAAATATAAAAGCGAATACAAGAATCATAGTCAATGAGGGGTCAAGTCGATCAACAAAAACCTATTCAATAATACAATATTTTATTATGTTAGGTCTTATCAATAGAGGGCTTAAGTTCACTATTTCACGCGCTAAGCTTACTTGGCTCAAAGCTTCTGTGATGCCTGATTTCTTTGATATATTATCGAATCAATTTAATTTATATAATGCTCATGACCACAATAAGACAGATCAAATATACAGATTAAATCACAACGAATATCATTTTGTTGGTTTAGATGAATCACAGAAGCTACATGGTAGGAAGCAAGACTATACATGGATCAACGAAGCTATTGAAACGAATCAAAAAGATTTTACACAATTGGCTATCAGAACAACGAAACAAATTATATTAGATTACAATCCATCCACTGACAGTCATTGGATATATGATTCAGTAATCCCTAGAAAAGATTGCACATTTATAAAGTCAACCTATAAAGATAACCCGTTTTTAGAACCTGAAATTATCAATGAGATAGAAAGGCTTGAGCCCACACCGGAAAATATAGCACAA